GTTATGGGCAACCGTAAGACCGCTCAGAAGAACAGCCTTACGAACCCTAAACTTTTACAACCGCTCAATTCGTTCTTTTAAACACTGCAAATAAGTGTTCATTGCGGTTGCCTGTACTTGTAAAAGAGCTTTTTGAACATCATCAACCTCTTTCACTTTTTCCGAAACAAGAAAAGCATCTAATTTGTCCAGCTTTTCCGTCAATTCTACTTTTTCGGTTTCTAACCGTGTTTTGAAATCGCTCATATTATTTTTTGTGGATTTTACAAAGCCCGTCCAAGGCTATATCGCAGCCGATAATTATGCCGCGACAGGCTCGGAACTTCCTTGAGGCGCAGCAAGCTGAGGTCTGTTCCTTAGCATTGTTGCGTTTTGCTCAATAATCTTGGCTATATCTTCGCTGTTCTTTGCGTCCTTGCCTCTAATAAGATACGCATACATACTCAGCACATCAGCCGGATTTATTTGCCCGATTATCTGGCCCGTTCCCTGTATTGCCATCATAATCATCTCTTCGTTTTCCTGTAATCCTATGCCGCTCGGACGTGTTTTGACAATCATTTCGTACTCACCCGCACCAATCGTGTTGTCGCTGTTCACCATTGGAGCCATAAGGAACTTTCCGTTCTCATCCTTCACTGGCTTTCCCGTATCCGGATCACGAACAACCTGAAAAATCATATCCCCGCTTAACGGATCAACAACAGGACTATTTACCTGCACCCACCTATCCCTGTCCGGACCGTCAGTCACTCGAATGATCTGCTCTGCCGTCCAGTACTGCTTGACAAGCTCAAGGTTTCCTATTGCTATCTGCTTCAACAAAGAATCCGAACCTATGACAGCGTATGTCTGACCTGTGATAACTGATTGCTGCTGAATTTGCACTTTCAGTCCGCTATCCGAAGCCGGAGCAAGGCCTTGAAATGCATCGTTAATCGGGATTGACCGCTGCGCCCTGTCAATATCCTGCTGTACCTTGTTCTGGTAATTCGTCAGGTCAGGCGTGAACGTCTGAATCTTGATTTTCCCATCCTTCAACGCGCCAGACTGAACAACCGCCACGCCGTTGATTGCATTATACTCGTTGATAAACGACTGCACGTTCTTGACCGCATCTTCTTCGATAAGCACTTTGCTCGTGTTTAACATGTGCTGCATCGAAATGATGCTGTGATTAATAGCGTCCTGCGTCCCGAACAAATCCCTGAACACACCGTAGTACTCTTGCATGTTATCGACAGGAAACAGCCGCTGCACCATGTACGGAAACTTGATGTTCTTGTAGATCATATCCTCTTTCTTGAGGATGCCTGCGCTATGGTTCCAATGATACGAAATAGTCTTGTCGCCTTCTCGAAGTACCGTGTGAATCACTTCGTACATCACACTTTCCTTTACGGAAAGGTCTGTTTTTGCGTCTTGCGGAATGTCGTACCCTGACGTGTAAGAAAACACCGATTCATAAGGGGCCATCATCTTTACCTTATCTTCTCCAAACAGCCGAACCGAATCATAGTACCCCGTCCACTTCCTACGGGAGAACATGCTTGCGTCCTTGTACATCGTGTTCCGGCTCCAAGGGTCCGGGTAACACTCAGAATGCGGAACAAGGTCGTTTGAAATGTCGTAGTATGGGCGGCCGTATTTGTCCTTTTTCCCATTCTTTTTAACGGAAAACTCCACGACACTCAAGCCTGTAAGCAAAAGTTTCAGCACTCCGTGAAAATGAAGCTGCTCAATATCGTTCCATTGGTGGATTGTGCGTATAACGTCTGTTGTTACGTTTGCGACTGAAGAGTAGTCCTGAGCGGTAGGCTTAACGTCAATCTCTTTTCTTGTTGCAGACAAGTACCCTGCCAGCTTCATGGCAAACTCACGAATGATGTTGTGGATCTGCTTTGGCTGTCCTCGAAGCTCAAGTGCCGTGATCTGCGCAGCGTCCAAATGGTTTCGACCGTGAAACAGGTCAAGAGCTTTAACCCCCTCATCAATTGAAGAGCGGAACACTTTTTCGCTGTTCAGGACAAGGGTCGTGAGCTTCTCAAGCTCGTATCTTTCCGATTCGGAGGATATTGCCATCAGTTAAAAACTGAACCGTTTGTGAATGAGAATCCCGCTATCTGTTTCTTCGTAATCGTCATAGTCATCAAAATATAAAGAATTATTTCGGAAATCAAGTAATCCTTTCCAATTGTAAAATCGCAGTGCTAATGAATCAGCTCTATCTGTACTTCTCCCAAGCAAGGATTTCATTTTTTCTTTTGGAGGAAGCCGGCGGACTCCTTCTCTGTCCTCAAACTGAATCTTTGACAACTCTTCACGCAGCAAAGAATCATTCGGTATTCTCATACGATGAATATTGTCCGCCAAGTCCTGGTACATTTCCGCCCGTTTGTTGAACATCTTCTTGTTCCGGACATTCCTGCTTCCAGTGTCCCCCTTCACCAAACCCGTAATTCCTTTTTTCTGCAACAGAGAAAATATCGTCCATCCTACAGGGTTGTACTCGACAATAACCGCGTCAGGCTTACTCCATTCTTCCTCCCACTGTTTAAACACCCACTCAGCAAGTTCGTCACCGTCTTTAATCCACACCTGCACTTGCTCTGAACTATCCCACCCCGTGCTTTTTGTCAACACTGACGGGTCTGCCCCGTGCGCTCCAATGTCAAGGCTCCATATCTTTTCTACCCTTTCATCTACGCTTACCCGATTGATAGCGTCCGTTATCTTCGTGAACGGGATAAGGTAGTTTTCCGTTCCATCAACAAACTCTCCAAATATCTCTTGCCGAATAAGAGCTTCATTGCCTCCATACGCATCAACAAGCCGCTGAATGCCCTTTGCAGTCAGGAACCCGTTAGGAAAAGGCAACGTGTTGAGGTTGTAGTAGGTCGAAAGCGTCCAGGACTTCCACCCTTCAAGCCCACCTTCTTTTCCTTTGTCGTGCAGGTTCTTGAATAAATTGACGTTTTTTGGAGTCCCGCCAATAATCACCAGACACTCAGGGTTATCAACCGTCGTAGGCAGGATAGCGTTTTCCCAAAGGTATTGATCCTCAAGAATGATACCTGCCTCGTTGAGAATCACAATATCGTATCCAAACCCTTCAATAGCCTCCGGGCTTTCTGCCGACCGGTAATCGATGTACGAATCGAACAGGTGCAAAACCTTGTCTTGCTTCTGCCATGCCCATATACTTTGCGGCAACTGCTTGAGTATTGGCATAAAGTACCGCTGCACATAAGCCTCTATGTTCCGGTTCAGCGTATCAACCCATAGTATTTGCAGCTTGCGTTTTTCAAGCCGAGCGTCCAGCATTTTCTGCGTCAAAAAACTTTTTGACGTTCTTGTGAACCCAAGCCTACGCCCTTTTGACAGCAACCGAACAAGTGATTTCTCTTGCGGATGGAATATCGTACTTGCCAGCGCAGGCACGTACTTGATGTTTAAGTCAACAACGTTCTGTTTATCGGACATTAAGATTTAATTTAAACACCGAAACCCGCTAACAATTGCAATTGCATTAATCTCAGGAACAATACACTGGAAATGAATTTCAACTAATGCAAAACTTACGCTCCATTTTTTATCCCATTGGAGATTTACTCCATTTAGCCAAGAATCAATAGTTTGCATTATCAGAAAGGTAGGTCGTCTTTGCCGTCACCCCTATAATCCGGATGCGTTTCTTTTTCTTTTCGACTGTTCTTAAACAGGTTCAAATTAATTCTCATTTCATCGCTCCGATTATTGTGTTTTTAAAATCTTCAAGCGTCCGGCATATTACATACTCAAACCCTTGAGCCTCAACAATTGCTTGCCACTTTGATTGATCCTTGCTTTGCACTCCGCCAATGTCTTCTTTCAGCTCAATCATCAGTGCTTTTTTGTTCCAATAAAAAACTAAATCACTCCGCCCTTTTTGCAGTCCCTTTGCTTTATTTAGGTTCCCATCAATTTTATTTTTACTGTTGCTCAGGTTATAACATATTAGCCCTCGCGTTTCAGGTAACTCGTTCCAACTCCAAAGAAAACAGTCTTCTTGCAGTCGGCCTTCTGATATATCACCCATAACACTCTCCCCAGGTCAACCTTTTACCAAACATTTCGTTTGCTTTTCTCAAAGCAAATCCTTTTTTGTATTTCATCTTTTTTTCAAACTCAACCAATTCTTTAACCGTCCGAAGTTGATGAATAACCCAGCCAATTTTATACCCTTTGATTTTCCGTATTGTCTCAAGCTCTTTCAAAGATGCGGACGCAACAAAGTTTCGGAAGGCGGAGTTCGACAATTCTTGAAGCATGACTACTATCCGCTCTTCCTCAACTTCTTCTTCTGATTTCTTATACTCATACCCGCAATATGCACAAACTCTTGCTGAAGCGTGAAGCAGTCTCTCACACTCCGGACAACTTTTTACCGCATACGTATCGGTCTTTTTCCTTTTTTTAGGATTTGACAGCCCCCATTCCCGTTCATCGTCATAAAACCCATGCTCTTCCCAATTTTGCCCAAAATCAAGAACAATAAAATCTTTCTTTCCTGCACAATTTCGACTTCCTCGCCCGATCATCTGCAAGTAAAGCGGAAGCGATTTGGTCTTTCGGTACAACACAATGCAAGATACCGAAGGGCAGTCATACCCCGTTGTCGCTATACCGCAATTGCAAAGCACATCATACTTCCCACTTTCAAACTCTTTGAATATCCTTTCACGTTCCAAATCAGGCGTTTCTCCATCAACATGTTCAGCAGTTATTCCTGCGTTTCTCAATTTCAAGCACATGTCCTTACTGTTCTGAACGGTCGCTGCAAACAAAAGAGTTTTCCTTCCTTTCGCCCTTTTTTCCCAATTCTCAATCACTCCATCAAACAGTTTTGAATCTCCATACACTTTTCCCTGGTCGCCTTCATTGTATTCTCCAGCTGTTATTCTAACAGAAGAAAGGTCAACAATCACACCAAAATGAGTTGCTGGAGCAAGAAACTTTTCATCAATCAGTTCTTTAATAGTTGAACCTCGGTATATAGCGTCAAAGTCAATTTTCAATTCTCGCATCTTGCCCGTCCTTAATGGAGTTGCCGATACTCCAAGCACAAGTTGAACGGGATCCAACGCATCAAACAAGTTATTGAAAGCGCATTTATGGATTTCATCAACAACAATTAGGTCAAACCCCCGGACAAACTCAATATAATCAGGTCGTTTCAGCCTTCTTTTTAATGTCTCAATCATTGAGACACACACTGACGCATCAGGAATCTTCTTTGTTTTTGCCGTAAGTTCACGGCTGATAACACCTATCCGCACCAAAGCATCACTTCCCTGCTTGTGAAGCTCTTTCCGATCAGTAACGATCAAAACTTTATTTCCTTTTTGTGCAGCAAGACGCGTGATTTCGCTGAATACCGCCGTTTTTCCTCCGCCGGTCGGCTGTTGGTACACAATTCGCTTCTTTCCTTGAGCAAAAAGCATCCGCAACGCATGAATATGTTTTTTCTGATATTCTCTTAGCTCAAACATTAGAATGGAGTTGGTTGAGTTGACAAAACGCTTTCATTTTTCCACTGTATATCATACACTCTCTTAGTTATTCCGTCAAACTTCTTAATAACCTGAGCGTATCCATGCAACTTCAGTGCTGATCCAAGCTTGTTTTTCGTCAACCGGATCGATCCTCCATTCAACTTGCTTTCAATCCCAACAAGTATTTCCGTGTTCGTCATCCAATTCGGGGAAGCGTTTTCCTGTACGGCCGGAGCAAAATATTTCAGTAACAACTCCTCTTCTGAGCATGGTTCCTTGAACCGTTCCGAAGCGTTATCAAGAACCAATACATCTTCCTTCGTCATCATCCATGAATCACCTCCTTCCATCAACTCATGGTATACTTCAATCCATAAATCATCCTTATCAACAGCATTGAACGCGGCAAAATCAATTCCTGTTACATTTATAGGAATGATCCTTCGGTTTCCAGTCAAATCATTAAGAATCGTATCATCATTTGTAGTCCCACACAAAGCTGCAATCCTTTTGTGAGTTTGAGCCCTTCTCGCGTAAGGTTTCCTAAGCGTGATTTCCTGTTTTGAAGACAACTCTTTCAGTAAAGCTGACTCTTTACGGCTCTTTCCTGAAAACTCATCGTCCATTATGATCGCTTTGGTCGTCATCAGAACCAAGTGATCCGGCGTTCCATCCATTTTGCTCTCAGCGTAGTACCTACGAAGCGATTCGGGGAGCAAAAACCGGAACCAATTAGTCTTATTTATCATCTGCTCGCCAACTAAAATAAGGGTCAACAATGAATATTTATCAACCCATCCGCTTACTGCACCAATCAACCATTTCCGTATATAGTACCTCCTGAACTGCACGGCCTCAGTCTCAGTCAATCCAAATACATCTCCTTTTATGGAGTCAATAACCGCATCAATACATCCTTTTGGTCTCTTACTTTTATTCTTTGCAATAAAATCTTCAATCGGATTAAAATCTTTCGCTGAAGAACTTATCAGTTCCTCTATGTGCGACTTCATGATATTCTTCGACCCGTACCTTGTCCTACTCTTCACGGTAAACTTATCAACAAACCGATCCGCCAACGGATCCCCATCACATTCAACACAGTCCTCAATCAAATTGTACTGCAACCCAAGCGCGGCAATGTCTTTTGTCAAAAACTCATACACCTCATCCTTCGATTCTCCGGAAACCGCATCATCCTTTCCTGAAAATACCGCATCAACAACCTTTTCCGCGTCCTTCGCATCCATGCCAACCATCTCAACAGCTCCCTTCATCGCTGACTGCCTGGCACTTTCAGACGTAAACGTCCCATCAGCTATCGACTTCTTTGCGTACCTTGCTGCCTTGACAACCGATTTCGTCATCGGGGCGTTAATCATCAGTCCCGCATTCTTCGCTATCCATAAAAAAGAAGCTATCGTCACCGCTTCCGATCCTCGGCACTGAGTGTACTTCAACGCCGTCTTTTCAGGGTTATACCCTTTCCTGAACTGGCATATCCTCTGGAAGTATCGTTCCCCATCATCACCAAACTCTTTGTTCAATGCAAAAGCAATCTTCACTCCCTCATGGTACGATCCAGTCAAGTCCAATCCCTTACTCTCAATCTGCTCAAGGATATACTCCATATCCGCTCGTCCGCCAAACACAAACTCCTTCCTGACAAACTCTACTTCTGCCTTTTTCGCTATGTCCGTAAACTTCTTCGATTTCTCATTCAAGTGCAGGTCAGGATCATACACAACGTACCGCAACCGCGTCACATCCTTTCCTGACGGGTCAATAATTATCCCGTACTCATCCGCGTAATACTTCTCAAGTCCCAAAAAGCTCTCAAAATGCTTCTCCCCATTGATCCGCACATACAGCGCAATTCCGCTTCCAGAAATTGACAAATGGCCAGCATACGAATACCTATCCCCGTATAGCGTATCCTTCATTCCAAGCAAGTCCACGCCTGTATTATTCTTCCCGTCTATATCAATACATATAAACCCGCTATGCTCAAGCAGTCCCTTGATCTTCCTCTCTTCACCAAACATTCCCGCAGTTGTAAAACACGGAACATCCGTTTTCTTTATTTTTCCATTCTTGTACTGCAAGTAGGCATCCTGCCAATACCCGCAACGCAGCCTATCAAGCACATCAATAAACTCTAAACTCTCAACCGGGTGCGTCTGATAGCACGTCTTATAGATTGATACAGTGTTCCCCATGCTATTAACCTTCATTTAAGTCCAGACCAAACCAATTACCAAAAATAGTGATAGCTCCACCATGCAGGTAGCAATTGGGCGAAACGAACCAACGGGGATGTCGGTAAAAAACCCTGCTGCACAATGGAGCTATCATAATTCTGTGTTTATTTCCGTTTACCTTTAAGCCTGCTACAGCTTCAACTACCTTAGTCTACAAAATTATACCGTAACTTCCAAACACACAATCACCGGTTACACTCTTTCAAAAAATGTTACACTTTCAAAAGTAGTGTAACCGCCGTAAACACCACGCTAACAACACTTTAGCGGTTTCGGTTACACTGTTACACTACTTTTTATAACTTTAAGACTATTCTATATACGTAATACATTAATACATATAGTATACATATACCCCTTATTGTTTAATTATTATTAATTATTAAAAGTAGTGTAACTTTAACTGTAACGCTATATAATATAACGGTTACACTACTTTTGCTGATAGTGTAACGAAGTGTAACTTTTTGGGTGTACTGTAACCGCACACACTTATGCTGAATGATAGGTTAGTTATGGTAATGTAATGAAATACGTATCTGGGATTTTTGAATTTGTCTGGTGGTGGGATATAGATACTTCAGGGGGGGTGGGTGCTTGGCTGGCGGGTACCCACTCCCCTCCCCTACGCCACACCATGCAAACTGATCAATCCCCTGCGCTCATTGCTCAGGTGCTGATGACACCATTGCCCACGCGCGAGCTGCTGGACGGGATCGATGAGGATGGTGTGCTAGATACGCGCTATCCATTGAGACTGAATAAACGGTGGATATAATGAATCGCTATCCATACAAAAAAACGGCGCAGCTGAAGAACCGCGCCACTGCTGGTTTGTTGTATAATATACATTATGTAAAGTAAACACTGTTAACGGCTGTAAAGTGTTACTCTATATGATTATCCGGCGATATGCCTCCA